CGCGCCTTAGATTCATGGATGCGAGATGGGTATAGTGCTGCGCAAATTTATGACTTAGCAATATCAAAAGGCGAAATACCAGGATTGCGCATCGAATAAGACGTAACCAATATTCGAATTGAAGAAATGAAAGAACACCAAGCCGCCTGATGGCGGTTTTTTTGGGGGTAGTAGATGGCTGCAATTCACATTGTATCAATAACATGCAATGCAATTCAGATAGTTGCTTGCATTATCTTTGTTTTCTCAATCCTTCGTTCCCGACGATATTCTCCAGCAATTAACCGACATCCTGCACAAGTTGAAGCCGTCAGGATGGCTATAGAGTTACGAAATGAGATGAATAAGGCATTAATGGAGATGGAGAAACCATTCACTGACAAACATTAAGAGTGGAAATAAAGAAATCACACCGCCTCACACTCGATGAGGCCAGTTCATTTCTCAAGATATCCAGACCTACCATCGCCGCATCAATGCGGTTTTTTTATTGCCTGATTTGCAGGTTCGATTCCCTATTCGGAGATAGCACTCATGCAACACGAACTACAGCCTGATTCACTGGTTGATTTGAAATTCATCATGGCCGATACTGGCTTCGGTAAAACCTTCATCTATGACCGGATTAAGTCCGGGGACCTGCCTAAAGCCAAAGTTATCCACGGGCGAGCAAGATGGTTATATCGTGACCATTGTGAATTCAAAAATAAGCTCTTAAGCCGCGCCAATGGGTAAAATAGCGGGTAAAATTTTTTTCACATCTAAAAAACACCATTCCAATCAATCCCCTGCCGCTTCAAGTAGATGTCTGCAGGGGACACCATTTATCAGTTCGCTCTCATCCGTACCAGTCCGCAAAATCCCCTGAATATCAAGCCTTCCGTAGATTTACAGTTCGTCATGGTTCGCTTCAGATCGTTGACAGCCGCACTCCATGACGGGTAAAAAGTGGATAAAATAATTTTACCCACCGGATTTTTACCCATGCTCACCGTTAAGCAGATTGAAGCAGCAAAGCCGAAAGAAAAACCATACCGCCTACTCGATGGTAATGGCCTGTACCTTTATGTCCCTGTGTCAGGGAAAAAGGTATGGCAGCTTCGCTACAAGATTGACGGTAAGGAGAAAATCCTGACCGTAGGAAAATATCCGCTAATGACTTTGCAGGAGGCAAGAGATAAAGCATGGACCGCGAGGAAAGACATCTCGGTTGGCATCGATCCGGTAAAAGCGAAAAAGGCTTCGTCTAACAACAATTCCTTTAGTGCGATTTACAAGGAATGGTACGAGCACAAGAAGCAAGTCTGGTCAGTAGGGTATGCGACTGAACTTGCAAAAATGTTTGATGACGACATTTTACCTATCATCGGCGGCCTTGAGATTCTGGATATTGAGCCGATGCAACTGCTGGAAGTAATCCGCAGATTTGAAGATCGCGGTGCAATGGAGCGAGCCAACAAAGCACGCAGAAGATGCGGCGAGGTTTTCCGTTACGCTATTGTCACCGGCAGGGCTAAATATAACCCGGCACCTGACCTTGCTGACGCCATGAAGGGATACCGCAAGAAGAACTTCCCGTTTCTTCCTGCCGACCAGATCCCGGCATTCAACAAAGCACTTGCAACATTTTCAGGAAGTATCGTATCGCTCATTGCGACAAAAGTTTTACGCTACACAGCCCTCAGAACAAAAGAGCTTCGTTCCATGCAATGGAAGAACGTCGATTTTGAAAACATGATTATCACCATTGACGCCAGTGTGATGAAGGGACGCAAAATTCATGTGGTTCCTATGTCAGACCAGGTAGTTGAACTTCTCACTACACTAAGCTCAATCACTAAACCAGTATCAGAGTTTGTTTTTGCCGGGCGCAACGATAAGAAGAAGCCAATCTGCGAGAACGCAGTATTGCTTGTGATCAAACAAATCGGCTATGAGGGTCTGGAAAGCGGTCACGGATTCAGGCATGAATTCAGCACAATTATGAACGAGCACGAATGGCCTGCTGACGCTATTGAAGTGCAACTGGCACATGCCAACGGCGGATCTGTGCGTGGGATTTACAACCATGCTCAGTATCTCGATAAGCGCAGAGAAATGATGCAGTGGTGGGCGGACTGGCTTGATGAAAAGGTGGCATAATGCCACCTTAAAACATATGTCAAATAACAATTAATATAAAGTTATCACTCAACGTCAGATATAGGCTCTAGTGATGAGTAATATGGCTTTAGGTACTCAATGTCATGTTGATTAGTTCTTCCTGCTTTACCAAGAACTCTCCATATAACTTCTTTAAGTTTATTGGTATCATTTATCTTTGGTGAGTTTTTTTCGTTTGCAGGTATAATAACCCTTATCTCTCCACTATCTTTATTACCCTCAACTATCCAACCAAGTTTATCTGCATTGATAATGAAATCAGAATTATCAATAGGCAATCTCTCATATTTCCCATTCCAGATATATGATTTTTTATCATTCATATAAGCGACAACTAACGACCTTATTCCCCACAGGCAACTTCCTGACCCGCTATAATTATCAACAAAGCGCTTGTCATTATTAAAATACCCCATTGATAATGTATCTGATACTAATGCATTGTGGCTTGCAAAATATTTCCACGTATAGTCTAATGCTGATTTTGCTAAACCTTGATGATATCCATCATTTTTTAATAGACCTTCAATTAGAACAGGTGTGGGTGCTGCAGTCCTGTAGCAAATACTTCTACCAACAAGCGGGATGCCATTTTTAGATATTAAATGTGAAGTGAAATCAGCCGACTCAGATAGTGTTTTTAGTATAAAAGCATTATCATAATCTGTAATAAGTGATATCCAGAATAAGTCATAGGATATACCCCAAGTATTATAGAAATCTACTTCTCCATCATTTCCATCTCTAAACCATCCGTGTTCAAGATAGTTTTTCTTAAAGTCTGTGTAATTTTTGTAATTAACCTTAACTGTATATCCATTATCCTGCAAAAAATTCTGAATTATGAATGGAGCTAGTAGCCAATTGTTTTTTACAGTTTTCGCCGATGCAGCTTGCTCCAGCCACAAAGCTATCTGATTTTTTTCATTATCTTTTAAGTGATTCCATATCTCTTTTTTTGTAAGCCATAAGACTCTTACTATATCTGCGGCCTCTAAAATTCTCTGATCATAATCATGTATATCCCCCCAATAGTTTACAGAACTTGGATTAGTTCCAGACAATATACTACTCCTAATCAGATCTACTATATTTAACTTATTACCATTAACGATAATGGTTGAATCTCTTCCAGAATAAACCCATGCAGCAATTAATGGTAGCGTCCTTGCCGTACCCTCAACTTGGTTTGTCTTATTCCCACTCGTCGATAGCATCCCAGGATAATTAACAAGAGCATAATCATCTGAAGAATATTTAACAAACGAATGCACGAAGTAATAAAAAAGGGAATCATATCTTTCGGAAAACACTAAATCATCATTCAATATACTATTGGTTGTTGATATGTCATTAGCATTTTGTACGCTACTTATATTATTGAGGTTAAAGTTTCCCTTTCTTAAATGTATGCACAATATAATTGAAAGGATAAATACAGAACATACAATTACCACTAGTCTTTTTGAGAGTAATTTCATATTTCTCATAGAAGATATAATATAATTATTAACGGGAATTTATCTTAGCATGGAAATAATAAATAAGCAACTTGAGATATAGATCACATTTTATATCATGGCATACCATGTAGTAGAGCAATATAACCTCCTTTCTGTATAGTAAACTTAGTTATTATTAATCTAATTACAAATATCACATGTCATCAACCGCATACAATGAAGTGATGGAATTGCATATATCACATTAGCCAATTCCATCGCAACACATTAATTAGATAGAAAGCCCCATCACAATTACGTCAACAGCTATACTGTTCCATGACGTGTTACCTGTTCCAGAGTTTACGTTGATGAAGAATGATGTTGTTGTTTTATCAGTTGGGCCTACTGAACATTGGTAACCATATGTTGCCATATCGGTGTGATACACTTCTGGTGTAATAGCAACGCTATAACTATTATCAGCCATAGTGAACGGAATATTGATCTGTAACCTTCCGTAACTCTGACCGCTTGTTCTTGTTACTATACCCCTATAGCGCCAAATTTTTTGTTTGTTAAATAGCCTTGACCATGTAGTACTTCCGATTGAATCGGTCATATTATCTTCAGTGATCAAAATCCCATTTTTATCGTAACCTGTCGCTACTCGCACACCGTTATGATTAAGCTCAATAATTCTAGTGCTATTTGGATAGGTATCCTGATCTCTAACATCTGTACCACGAGTCGTCATATTTCTTATGATAACTGTGTTGTTTGTTCCAGTGTCTTTTATCCTGCGAGCAACACCAAGATATCTGACCTCTTCAACTGAAATGCTAGCAGTGTTGGACTGAATATCTAAGAAACAATCTGGTGTCGGGTCTTGCTGTTGTGACCAATTAAATGATTGAAAGTTGATAATACTTGCTGTTAGTGTCCCAGTAATTCGTACCACGGCCGTCCCTGAATTCTCTGCGCCACATGACACAAGAGAAAACGTGCTGTCACTACTTAAAGCTACTGGGTTACCTTCAATCCAATACGAGACATCAGTGCTAGTGTCGCATGCACACCCTTCAATCTGAGAGTATCCGCTGTAAACACGATAACCAACTTTCGATTTCTCTACGTAACAGTTACGGATAGTAGTACTAGTACCAGCATTTTTACGGAAACCTACGGTGGAGTGGGCAGACATCTTAATGTTTTCATACAACGTATTCCAGGAACCGTTATCCTGAATACCTGTCTTGAAATTATACGTCCTGAAATTACTGACTGCCGCGGACTGCATTTTTGACGTGTACATGCCGTAATCTGCATCTACAGTGGTGTCAAGGTCAATGTTTTCCCACCGAAAGTTCTGGGGTTGTTGGTTATGCCCTGTACCTGTGATCGCGGCTACAATAACAGCTGCGTTTACATTCAAATCAGTACCGTATGAGTCACTACCCAATCCAGATTTTGTTGTTGTGGTTAATATTATTTTCGCCATGGACCCTTGACCAATATGGCGAGGATTTTTTTTATTTCCCATGTAAATAACATAAGGACGTGAAATTGCGTATGTCTTACTAAATATAATGTCTAATGGTTTTTCTCTCGCAAAAGCCATGCAAGCATCGAGAGCTTCAATATCATCAGTGAATCCGTCTCCTACTGCTCCGAACTGTTCTGGAGATACCGCATTTATTATTTGGGATAAATTTCCACCACCAACGCCACCTATATACACTGCGCCACCAGGTGAAGACAATCGTTGCTCCAACTGATCAGGGTCATACTTCAGCACATTCGGGTAATAAAACTGCTGCACACCATACGCATCGTATACAGCCATCGAATGGCCTTGCACAGTTACGAATTTGGCAATCTGTCCATTATATACAGGGTAACCAGCAGCGTTAATGATGATTGGCTGTGCAACAGGAACGTGAGAACCGTCTTCGTTTTCCACATAAACCTGAATCTGGTTTTCAGGATTTACCGGGTCAGTGTCAATTTTACCGATATAAATTTTTCCATTGGCTACGGCTTTAAAAGAACGCGCCATAGTGAATAGTTGCGAAGGCATGCTTACCACAACATTTGCGGTGATATCTGACATTTCATTGCTCCAGACGAATGATATGATGCAATCATGATGTGATTGCATACCGAAATGGTACTATTGAGTATTTATCCAGTAGGTTACGATGCCATTCCACCCAACTGGTGAGGCATCAAGGATGTACAGCAAATACGACGAGGCGCAGTTTCACTTGAGACTTCCGCATGAACTCCACGCGAAAATTAAACAGCGCGCGAAGATGAATAACAGGTCGCTGAACTCAGAGATAATTGCAGCGATTGAAGAATCATTGGATAAACAAAGCTCTGCATCAGTTTACATTGACGATGCAGAGCGTATGGCAGAACAACAATCTGATATGGTTAAGAAAATTGTCTTTGATACGCTCAAGAAGCTATATAAAAAAGACAGTAGCTAACCATCAGTTACGGAGGATTTATGCAAAGAGATATGCTGAATATTGCGTTCTACATATTTGGTTTTTGCACGTTCCTGGTGTTTGAAAAGCTATTCTGACAACGCATCAGACTTAGCCCCCTGCGTCATAGCGTTAATTGCCTTTTGTGCCTGCTGCATGGCTTTCTCAAACGCTGTTGAACCGCGTGGGGTGTTTGCCATTCGGAGCATTGCATTTCTGAATGGCTCGCTCTCATAGGCGCGAGTAAGAAGTCCGTAGCTTACTGCTGCGCCAGTTGTCGCCGGGTTCATTGCCGTCCCATACCCGATAATAAACGGGATGGTTTGCTGCCCTGTTGGTGTTGTTACTGCCGCTTTTGCTGCCTGCTGCGTGGATTGCAGGTAGTTTTTTAATCCTTTCAGATAAGCAGCGTCCTGCCCCTTAAATGTGATGCCAGTCTGGTTTTGCAGAATATTAAGCTGCCGAAGGAACTGGTCAGGGGAACCACCTGATTTCTCCATCGCCTTTCCAATGATGCCATTGCGCATTTGCGCCCTGCCAACGCGACCAACTGAGTTATACAGCGTCTTAATTTCCGATTTGTTCTTGCTGAATAGCATGTTGTTGACAACTTCCGGCGTCAGGTCGCCTTTCATGAGAACATTCTTCAGCCTGGTATTCTTTAGTTTCGCCGCTTCGTCAGCATAGACGGCATTGGCCTGCTGATATTTACGGAGAGTATCGTTGCCAAGATTCTGACCAATGGCACCATTGATATCGTCAGTCATTGCCTTGTAAACGCGCTGAATGGCGGCATCGGAACGGTTTGGTAACACTGGTCGCTCACCCTTCACGTCCATTCTGAACTGGCTGCGCAGGTCGCTTAATTGCTTCAAATCCAGATTTACCGGACCATCAGGGCCAGCATTGCGAACAAGCTCATCACGATATGACTGAAGTTTTGAAATTGTCTCGTTATCAGCTACCTTACCAAGCTTCTGCAGATTAGATATCTCAGTATCAATCTGCTGAATTGCTCGCGCAGGCTGTATATTGACTCCCGCCATTGCATTCTGAACCTGCTCAAGACGGCTCCCTGCAGCACGACGAATTCCTGATGTTTTCGCTTTAAGGCTGTCAATAACAACTGCCGGATCGTACTCGCCGAATTTATCAGCAAATCTCTGCACCAACTGGCTTCTCGCTTCCTGTTGCGTTGCTCTCATTCCGCTTGTGCCAGCCAGAGGGATATTTTCTGCTGTAGTCTGCGCCATTTTTCCGACCCGGGAAGTAGGCTGTAACAGGTCTGTGGTGTGCAGAGGAACTCCTTCACGCTCTGCAAATCTGATAGCCTGCTGCGCTTCTGGCGCAATAGCACCACGAACGCCACGATAAGCAGCACCTAATCCACGTCCGGCAGCGTTAATAGCACCGCCAGCCAGCACACCAACGCCTAAATCGGTGGCGAGTGCTTCCGCATCATCTTTCGCACTATTTTCAGCAAGTGATCCAACTGCGTTTTCTGCTAGAAGGCGAGTTGCCCCCTGAGCAATTCGACCAGCAAGTGTTGGTGCCTGTGCTGCCGCTCTCTCAACGCCAGCAGGAGTGAGGTAAGGCAATGCTTCAGCAAACACCCTGCCCTCTGTCGTTTGTGGAGTCAGCGCGCCTTGCTGAAGGCCAAAGTCCTGCTCTAATCCCTGCGTTGTTACTCGTGGCGCTGGTTGATATGTACCATCGCCAATGCCGAGTTTACCGCCAGCCCAAGCCGCCGCGCTTGTTACAGCATCAGTGAGTTCAGCAGGTATGTTCGCTACGTTGATTCCTGCCTGTAGTAAGCCGCGCCCGGTTTCAGCAAGTCCATTACCAAGGTCAGACATTATTCCGCCTTGCTGCTGAACAGGTTTCGGTGCGACAGAACTTACGGGTTGAGGTGGCTGCTGACTGGCTGCCTGCTGCTCAATCTGAGCAAATGGATTATTTGGGTCTGACTGCACGCCTGATGCCGATACTTGTTCGGATGACTGTGCTTCCAGTTGTGCAAACGGGTTGTTAGGGTCTTGCTGAGGATGTACCTTTGCAGAGGTGGCGCGCTGTTCGACTGTTGAGTCTGTCACCGGGTCACCCGCCCATTGAGCAAAGCGATCATCAACGTAACCGCGGCCTTCAGGTCCTGGCGTATATTCACCACGCTTTGCCTTCATAACGTTGCCGGGACCGTCGTGATAAGCCTGAAGAGCGTCACGCCAGTTACCAAACTGCTGGTACATCTTTGCCAGATAGCGCGCGCCAGCGTCAGCCTGATATTCGGGGTTTTGCATTTGCTCATCGGTATAACCCATATCACGCCATGTCCCAGGCATGACCTGAGTCAATCCTACAGCCCCGGCGGAGCTTACTGCGGCAGGGTTGTAAGAAGACTCCTTGGCACCCAGTGCAGTCATCAACCCTTCTGGCACACCGTAACGTGCGCCAGCCTGCTCTAACAAATCACGGTAATTAGCCATTTACTGCCCCAAAGATGGAAGATATCCGTAGCGATTAATGAAGTCGATTGACAGCTCGGGGTGCTGCTTCAGGTAATCTATAGAAGCCTGAGGCGCTTCCACTCGCTTGATACCGTTTTGCTGAACGTACTTACCAACCGCCTCATTACGCTTCTGGTTGAGCGTGTTCAGGATGACGCCAGCGTTGCGACGAAAGGACTCCTCGCTCTGCGAGTTCTGCAGCGAACCAACAGCCTGGTCGAGCTTTTTGCCCTCGGCATCAGAAAGTGCGCCCATGCCTCGCATGGCCTGAACCGCTGTCAGGTATGCTTGTGATTTAAAGGTATCAAGTCGTGCCTGAGTGTCTGCAGCCTGTGAGCCTGGAACGTTGGGGATTACTCCACGTAAGCCTGTAATGCTCTTAAGTGAAGGAGAACTAACGATATCGTTCAGAGTGAACATGCTGGTTGTGAGGGTGTTGATGCCGTCTTTGTAGCCATCATTTAGCGCTTGCTGCTTCTGCTGCAACTGCTGGTTGTTGGCTGCTATGCGGCTCTGTATTTCCTGGCGCTTCAGGTCGTTAGTTTCTGCTGATAGCATCCGGTCAAGGCGCTTATTTTCGTTGTTAATGCGGTTTGTTTCTGCGTCCAGATTAATGCGCTGCTGACCTAAATCCGCCTGGATATCTTGTCCGCGCATTGTGATTGCCTGATTCCGAGCGGCGGTTTGCGAATCCAGATCCTGACCGCGCATGGTAACCTGGCGACCCTGCATTTTATCCTGTAGGTCAAAGTATTTTTCGGGCCCGAGACTGTTCATCCCCAGGTGATCGACAAATTCGCCGAACTGCCGCGGGTTCTGTTGGTACATCTGAGCGACGTCATGAGGATTAACGCCAACACGATCTAACTCACCGGCGTTGTTTTGCAGCCATGATTGCATTGCTTCTGGAGACGATGACGCAAGGCGTGCGCCAGCTGCTAAGGTGCCGATAGAATTACGCTGCTCTTCATCAATGAATCCCATGCCTTTACGAACGGATTCAATCTGGTCTGGATATTGAGTAGCCAACTGACGCAAAGCACCGCGATCACCAGACGCATAAGCATTAGCGTATGCCTGCTGAAATTCTTTCTGCCGCTGAGCCTGCTTTTCCTGCTGAAACACCCCCGCAATACCTGAAAGGCCTTGCAAAGCAGTCAGCCCAACATTGTTAGCGCCTGAACGCTCAATATCATTGTTCTGCCTGATAAGCTGAAGCGTATTGCCGATGTCATTTACGCTCGGAGCGTTTGAGTTGACGCCGCCGATACCAGCCAACAATCCGCCGTTTGTTCCTTGCCAAGTAGCCATGATTACCCCTTAAAACAACGAGCCAAGCAATCCGATACCAGCACCAATGCCAGCGCCCCAAGGCGTTGATGTTCCCAAAAGACTGGCAAGACCTGCACCGGCAATCGCACCAGACGTGCCACCGCTAATTGCAGTCTGAAGACTTGATGGTTTATTGGCATTAGCAGCGGCAAGTGCTGCACTTTGCTGTGCAATGCTGCTCATGTTGTTGGCGTATGTCTGCCCAGCGTTTGCCTGACCTTGCAGAGCACCAAGACCAACGTTTGCCAGATTGTTGTAATTGCTCATCTGGTTTGATAACCAAGACTGACCGAGAGTCGGCGCGATCGTAGCCAGTTGATTGCTTGTGGCTGTCGAACCAAGTCCCCCCGTCGCCTCCGCAGCAGCAAGACTCTGGTAACGAGCCTGACCTGCAAGGTCTTTATACTGCTGAGAGTTGTAATACTGATTAAGTGCCTGCCCCTGACCTTCTAAACTGGAAAGGTTCTGAAGCTGGTTAACATACTGCTCCGCAAGAGGCGTGAACGGAGCAAGGTTTTTCATGATCGTCTGCCACTGCTGATTTTGCAGGTCTGCGGCATACTTCTGAGCTTCTGCTGCATACTTTGCGCTTTTATCAGAGCTGCCACCTTTCCCGCCTTTTTCAGGGCAATAAGGTTCCTCGCCGCGCAGTTTTCTGCCCAGCTTAAATGCATATAACATGGCTATCTCCCGTGATTCAGGAATTCGATTAGTTCTTCGCGTGTGGCGCTGTAAAACGTCACGTCATCCACGCCTTTGAAGTATTTCTTGATGGTTCCTACACGCTTAAGGCCAATCATTGCGCAGTACATCTGACCGTGGCGGAATTTGCGCGCAGCGAACGATGTGACGCACTGAACGGTGGTGTTAGTCAGAATGTATCGCCAGAACGCCAGCCCGATTTCCTTGCTGAAGCCGCGAATCTCTGGCAGGTACATGGCGTGGCAATCGAATGTCAGCGGCTGAATCTCCTGATAGTAAACAATGCCGCCAAACTGACCGTGCACGTTAACCTCAAAGTAACGGCATTCAGGCTTGTAGTCGTATCCATCACCGTTGTTGCTCCCGGCAATAATGTCAGGGTGATTTCCGACTGCTTCTATCAGGTCGATGTTTCGCGTTGGTTTGAATGTAATCATCAGTCAATCAGCCCATGTAATCTAAGTGCTGTTTCAAGCGCCAGAATACGCTGCCGCGCCTGCTGCAAACCTGTAGCGAGAGCTGCGACTTCGGATTGTGTGTACGTAGTGCCGACCGTGTATGACTGGTTAGCGTTGAATGAGCCAAGAAGTGGTGTGCCTGTGGCCGCTGTCCATCCGGTCTGCCTTGCTCCAACGACCTGAATTCCATCAACTGAATATGATGTTTTTACATCCAGCGGTGACGCAAGAGACTGCGATTCTGTTACGGTTTTCGATACGTAATCACTCTTAATGCCAGAGACATCGTTTTCTACGTCATCCAGTCTTTGGTCAACAGTGACCAGATGCGCCTGAATATCGATAACCTCATCCAGCAAGTAATCAACATCGCTACGCAGTACGACTATCTTCCCTTCGGCAGTTGTTAACCTGACCTCAAGGAGATTTATCGCTTTTGTGTTTGCGGTGATTCTTGCATCGTGATCTGCCAGTTCGACGTCCTGTTCATCGTTTTTCACCTGAGCATCGTAAGCGCCCTGGCCAGCCTGATTTGCCTTCCCAGCAATTGCACCGACATCAGCTCCCTGATTTATGACATATAGTAGGTAAGACTGGCTGAATATATTGCGTGGCAAAATTGAAGCATCAAGGCGCGTAGCCTGAACCACAACAGGATCATTCAGTGATGAATCAACCATTACTCAATCCTTATCTGGCAGCCTGACAGAGTGACAGGTGACTTCGTGATAACTCGCAATTTGAAGCCGACATTTTTCCTGATGCGCCCGACTCGCTTCCACAAAACACGCTTGTCGTAAACGAACGGTTCATTCTGCTCAATCATCTGCTCACGACCGTAATTTATGCCGTCAGTGGTTGCAGAGAGGAACAGGCGGTCGGCGTACTGCGCAACGCCAGTTGACGATTCAACCTCAAGGTCGAAAACTCTGGCGTTATCCGCTTTGAACAACGGAGTAAACAGCAGGTGTTCCTGCTGCTTGTCGTACTGGCTGCTGATATCGAACTGCAATTTGCCGGTAACCGATTCCAGCTTATCTCCGCACGTTATCTGATTGCCTTCGTAAATGAAGTCGATAGCGCGGTACACATCGTCATACAAGCCAGTTTTCAACACACACCATTGCGGACCATTGGCGCTTGAAGATGCGTCGTACACGAGAACATGGCGCGGAAGGTGGATAATCAGCAACTCATGAGCATCAAATCTCAGCGATTCCATCACACCATCAGCCAGTTCATCAGCAGTGTAGGAGCGGAGGATTTTCTCAATGCTCGCGCTGGCGATTGGTGAAACCTGACCGGATCCGATGATGTATACAGACGGAGCACCTGTTGCCGGATTGCTGATGAACGCATAAGAATCAGCGAATGGCGTTTTGCAGTAAGTCCCGGCGATGCCTTTTTGCACCATCAGTGATGGCTGTGCGACATACAAAGCGGCACCAACGGTGGTTGCGCCAGTCAGGGAAAAATACTCAATCGTCGATGAACCAAAGCAGACGATGAAGTCTCGCCATGTTCCGATTCCGATGATGCCGTCAGGCTGCGACTCGGCACGATATTGTGCGCTGTATCGGTCAGGATGTGATTCGTCTTCAAGGTCAGTGATAAACCATGAATCAGTACCGTCTTTTGACCACGCATAACGCCCACGTAAGCGCGTAATGTCACGAACAGAACCTAACTCATACTGCGTGAATCCGCTGTCCGTAGGCCAGTTTGAGACGGTTTTAACCGTGCCATCATAGCGGTGTTCGACCAGTTGACCATTAACGCCTACCGCCTGTGATGTCCGCCCATGCGCCATTGATACGCGACCACTTCCGGCGACGTCACCGACTTCACTTTCTCCTTTGTACAGCTTGCCACCACACACACGATAAACAGCATTCTGCGCCATGTTGTAATCGACGCCGCGCGATACGCCGTTCACATCAGAACGTTTGGCAATGCCCGGGAATGAGCGAAGATATCCGCTGCTGTTAAGGATTTCTTTTGGTGTAGCCAACATATTCACTGGCAGATAGTCGATATAGTCAGCGTTTCGAAAGTCTTTGCCGACACCTTTCATAAGCGGAAGTTGCTGAATCGGCATTTATTCGCTCCCGTTATCGCAAGGTTCCTTTCGGTGGAAGTAATTCCAACCGTTCCACTTCGCCAACTGATTACCGCTACCAACAGGCATACGGTTTGGATAACCGGACTTACATTTAGCAGCTTTTGCTCTGTCCATTGCAGACAGTTTGACGAGTCGCTCTTTCCCGTATCTGGCAGTGGTTATAAGTTTTGCAGACGCTTCCAGCGCATAATCCGGTGCAATGCGGCAGGCAAGGTTGAAAATGACAGCATTGATAGCGTTATTTGATAAACCGTGCTCATCGCCCGGATCCGGAGCGACATCTGCATCAGCGAAAATGTAGCCAACGTTGATACCAGGTGACACATCACCGCCAAGCCATTCAGCCATCATCATTTCAAGGTCGTTGACGCCGTCTTCCATAGACTGCGGTTCGACATCGGTTAACGTGGCATTTGATGCCACACCGAGCTTACGTAATGCCGCAAGAACTAAATCACCCTTCGTTGTCAGGTTCATCTGCTGCCGCCTTAGGTTTTCGACCAGGCTTTTTACGCTGTTTTTCTTCTGGCTCTGGCTCTGGCTCTGGCTCTGGCTCTGGCTCTGGCTCTGGCTCTGCAACATCCTTCAGAAGGTCATCGGGATGTGCAAACCAGCCAGCATCCAGATATTCCTGAAGCTCTTCGGCTTTCACGATTTCAAAGTCGTATCCAACGCCTTTCCACTTCTTCATGTCGCCATGACGAAAGATCATGTGTGTCATGTTTGTCTCCAGATAAAAAAGGGAGCCGAAGCTCCCTCTGGTTATCACGCAGTCTGGTTAGGCAGACCAACGCCAATTGCCTCTGGTCGTACAGCACATGCTGAATACCACACAGCAATACGGCACTTACCAGACAGAGTGTTGATATCACCCTGCGTTGCGAAGATGCCGTTAACACCAATACCTGGAATGCTGAAGGAAGAAGTTTTCATGCCAGCAAACAGTTCATGGGTTACCGGAATCGGCTGAGACAGCAGGCGGATTGAGTCATCAGCCCAGAACACGTTAGCAGTGGTTGTTGCCACGTTCAGAACGTTTACCGGAGTGTTATCAGCAAGAGAGGTGTTTACGTTAGCGTAAGCCTTCTCTTCTTTTGTCAGTGACGCGTCATCCAGCGCAATCGGCTTCGGCGTGATTTCGATGTGAGTACTATCGATCACTCGGGTGATTGAGAAAGTAGCATCATCAGTCAGCACGTTCTTCGCCATCTGAGACAGGAATTTCACACCAGTGAAGCTGATTTTGTCGCCGCGCTTAAATCCGGTGGTGGAGGATACGGTCACCGTTGCAACACGGTTGTCGACGTTCTCTTTGTTACCATCGGTATCAAGGGTGTATGCCTGCGGCTTAAACTTCTGCGCACCAGAAACAGTTACACCAGTAGCGGTTGACTTGGTAACTGCCGGAAGTTTCGGTGAGCGAAGAATTTCATCAAAGCCAGCAATCTGACGCTGAATAGTACCGTTGCGATACGCGTCTTCAGTAACGCGCCCGAAGATGTCACCATCTACCAGGTTGCGGCCTGCTTTGCGGTAATCGTCAGGGTTCAGGAAGTAACTGATGCCCATATCGCGGTTTAGCTCACGGGAGAACATCAGGCGCTCTGCATCAGACACAAAATCCCAGCCAGACAGGCCAGTAGATGGACCAATTGCGCGGGTATCGTGAACAACAAGTGAGCCCATTTCGGTTGCCTGTTTGGCAATTGCTGACTCAATGTTATTCGCCAGTTTTTTGGCGGATGCCTGGATGCGGCGACGGTAAGAACGCTCATCACGCAGGTCATCTGCACGAAGCTCGAAGAAATCGTTATCCGGATCGCCCATGTTGCATTTCACGGAGAGTTCCAGAATCCCGGTTGCGTTGCCAGTTAAATTCCAGCCTGTCTGAGTTGGCGCTTCCTGCTCAACAGGCATCCACACGGTGTTGCTTGAACGTTGCATGGATTCTGCCGGAGGGGTGTATTTTGTCACTTTGGACGCCATTGGCGTCAGGTTCTGGACGGTTTCGATGATTTCATCCAGAGCATATGTGACCAGTTGACCTTCATTTAATGCCATTATCGAATTCCTTTATTCAGTTGCGCCTTAAGCTTGCGGTACGTCTCTACATCACCTTTGTTTGCTGCCGCTTCCATCTGCTTTTCAATCGCAGAGATATTTGCAGCAACAGCGTGTCCCTGAATGGGTTCATCAGGTAACGGGGCTTCTGAAACAGACTTGGCTCGAGGCTTGAGAGTTAAACGTTCTGACAGTCGAGTGAGTTCAATCAGCGCGGATTGCCCGTCCATCGCCAGTAACTGGCGTGTTTTCTCAGGATTAGCACCAAGGTGATACATGAGAGCAGCGGATTTCTCCGGGAAGAGGCGCATGATGTCGGCACCGACTGCTGGCGGCACCAGTTGCATGAATGCATCCTCTTTCTCCTGATAGTCAGGGATATTGAGCTTTTCCGCTGCGTCGTAGTGCTTACGGGCTGCCTCGACGTATTGCGCTGATTGCTGGGTGAACTCCTGAGTTTTGCGACCCTGCTCGGCGACAGCCTGGCTTCGTGCGTCCATGGCCTTGATCTGCCATTCACTGTTTGCCTGCTGGAAGGCAGCCAGTGCGCGGCTCTGGTCATAGTCGTACTTAGCCAGTGCATCTTCGGAAAGATAATCGTTAGGGTCTGGTTGTTTTGGTAACTCAGGGTTCACCCGCAGGTGCTCCGGCAACTCTCCACGCTTAACCGCTTCCATCTGCTGCTCAAGCTCACGCTGGCGTTTGCGTTCGATGCGGCGACGGGCAAATTCAGCATTAGTTGCCGGGTCTTGTTTTGGTTTCTCATCGTCTTTCAGGACAATCTCAAAGCCTTCTTCCTGACCTGCGCTGTCGTTGGCATTATCGACAACTAAGCCATCAGCAGATGCCGCTGCATGATTGCCGGGCAGGGTTAATTCTTCAGAAGCCTGAATGTCGGTGGTTTGGTCCATGGTTAACTCTCTCTTATTGAGGTGTCTCGGCTACTCCGCCGGAGGGGATTTGAACTTGACGCATAAGATTCGCGAAATCCATGCGTTGTGAATGAGTCTGGTCTGCATCTTTAAGAAGCAGCTCAGCGTTAGCACGAGCATCTTTGCTGCGCTGTTGCTGGAATTGACCTACGAGCTTGAGGTACTCACGCAGTTCTGCCTGCTTGTCGAGGTCCATATTGTTGAAGATTTCTGCAATCTTCGCGGCGTTGAGTTGGTTTTGGGCTTCAACCTTGGCGGCTTCAACCTGAATCTGCGCCTGTTGGTTCTCTGCCTTGATCAATTCAGCCTGACCTTGCAGAAGGATACCCTGCGCCTGAATTTGCTCTGCTGATGGCTGCTGCGGCTGCTGTTGCGCCTGTTGCACCATCTCCATCTCTTCAGGTGTTTCTGGTTTCTTCAGCCCCATCATCACCAGTTGCTTGTTCGCGTACTCTCGCATCATCTCGACGCCTTTACCGTCAAGCAGCGTGAAATATTGCAACATCAGCATCTGGAACTCTGGAGTACCTTGCGGAACCTTGGTGAGTAACTCCTGAATCTCTGCGCGGTTCTGTTCCTTCATACTCTGGAAGGATGGTCCAACGTCGGTATAGCACTCATAGCGACCGCGAATGTCGTTGAGTGTGACCACATTACCGGACTGGTAATCTACAACTTGCGCGTAGAGTTGAACGTCTTTCTCGCTACCATCTTCAAGTGTCAGCGTTACATGACGAGGAACGTCATAAATATCATTGACCATTGAGGCATAAATCTCGCCATCACGTCGCATTGCGGTAGCAAGGTTATCCTGAAACACGTATGTCTCAAGGTCTGCCCGCATGTTCAGTTGATTGACGGTATCGAAAGCGACCTGAGAGTTTGCTGCCTGCGCATCCACACCAAGACTAGCCACCTCTTTCACTGCGTTGGTGGCAGCCTCAAGCATGTAAGCGTTGGCTTGCGGCACTTCAGGGTTTTCCATGTAGGAGATTGGACCAATCGGCAGGTCGTTACCGTTTTCATCGGTCCTGTTCTGCAGATAGTACGGATAGTCATCATTTCCACCGTACATGTATTCGTAGCCTTCGATTTGCTCAGGGAAGAAGGTCGGTTTCTTCTTCGGTGAACGAGCAACAATATCGGCGTTGAACGACATGATCATGTTACGAAGGCGTTGACCGTCTTTCGTCAGCCTTACCACTCCTTCGTAGCACTCCTTGTCACCAGCGAATGACCATTCGCCATACACTGGAACGATTGGAATATGCTCTCCGGCTATCTTCTCGCGGTCTTTCAGTATCTGCGTGCAGGTGATGATCGACTTATACACACGCCGACGCTTCAACTTGCGCTCTGCTACCTTAATGAATCCACGATTAGCCAGGTCGTCGATGACGTCTTTGATATCCTGCTGGTAATAGCTGACCGGCTCACCTGTCAGCGGGTCGCGGTAGATGAAGACCTTCTCCTTCTTCTCTTCTACCTCGTAATACTCAGCGACGTAGACGACATCATTCGACACCCACGGGAATAGCCATGTATCGTTAGGATTCTGGAAAGATGGCAAGGTATCCGGGTCAATACCGTAATCCTCTGCGAACTCTTTCCAGCCATTGCGCGACAAGGCGTTAATCACCGTGCAGTGCTTAGCGTCGCTCTTATCCATCTGCTTGCTGTTGGCGTCCCATATAACGTGTGAGCAAGCTTCATGGATTGGCAGGCGTCGGATTACCTGATTGTTGCTTGTTGGGTCGTTGTCTTCGTACTGCGTGACCAGACGCCATGCACCAACGCCGGACTCTATCTGCTCACGAACGCCAACGTTAACGGCAATCTTTGCCGTGTTATGGCGCATATCAGTACGATACATCCCCATCAACACATCGGCTGCATCAGGATTAGCACCGTCTTTGGGTCGGAAGAGAACGTCGATAGGGTTCCGGCGCATCTCTGCGACCAGTTTCCTGACCACCGGGCGAACAACATCGAATTGTCCGCGATATTGCAGAGTCGTGTAGTTTGATAGCCAGTCATCCCATTGCGACACTCGGCTAAAATACAGGTCATTTGTCGCCTCGGTTCTGGCTTCATCGCTCGCCATCCAGTCTGCGTCAAACTTACACAGAATGGAATTGAGTCTGTTTTCGTCGGCCATTTAAGTTCTCCGTGCGATGGGCCTGATTGGGGCTGGTATCTTTTTCTCTTTTGGTTTTTTGATGTCGCGCATCATTTTTGCGAAGCGGCGCATCATGTATGCATAGCGAACGGCGGATAGCACGTCGTCGTTAAGCTTGACGATTTTCCCGTTTTCATCACGGTGATAGAGGCGGAACTCCTCAAAGAATGGCTCACAGGTGTTGAATACTTTGAAGCGACCATCAAGCATCATGTCGCGCAATTCAGTGATGCCAGGCTCAACAGCATTACCGCCATCAGGCCATGTCGCATGCTCCTGCAACATCATAAAACCAGCTTCCGCGTACTGCCCTTTAAGCTGCTCACCGCCGCCCTTCTCGTGCTGGTTTCCGTCATGAGGCCATGCGGTTGGCACTTTATGCGCCCATGATTTAACTGCTCCCCACGCCTGAACGGCTGTTTTTTCTTTCGCCTTCCACACGCGTGAAACGTAGATTGTGTCTGCGTCCTTATCCCACCAAAGCTGAACCTGCGCCTGTGGGTGATCCCATCCGAAATCCATCCCGCCAATTACGTAGAAGTGATCAGGACACTCGAACGGCTGACACTTAATCGTCTCTTCCGGTATCTGGAAGATTCGACCGCTACCCATCGTAGGAATACCTCGAGCACGCGCCTCTCTCTCATGCTCTGGATAGGATGCGATGATTTGTTCTTTCTGCTCGTCGGTATAGTGCTCAGCGTCATAGATGGTCATGTTGACCACTTTCTGAGACTTGCTGGGGTTCTTCAGGAACTTGGTAACAACGTCAGACATCCCCATCAGCGGGGTAAACGTCAGAATTGAGAATTGACCGTATTTGTTGGTACGGGTAAGGCCTTCACCATAAATGCTGTATGGTGGTTCTTCGTCAAACCACACACCGTGGATTGTGTCACCCTGCCATCGAGCACGGCCTTGCGAGTATGGTTTGAAGTAGCAGATTGAAATGCCATCTTCAACGCCATCAGCCGTGTGATGCTTAACCAGAAGGTGATCAACAAGGTTCGGAAAGAAAGGAGACTTCTTCCAGCTAATGATGTCTTCTTTCGGTATGGAACCGTAGCCTGGCTCGTCATTCTCTTCGATACGACCGCACAGGATGCGTTGAGTCGTTTTGGTTACCGTCTCGTTTGTCTCGCCGCCAATCCAGAAGACAACAGGCTCATAGAAACGCTTACCTTTCCACTCACCGCCATATTTACCATCAGCAGGATAGCCTTTTGTGCCCGGATAACGCCCTGTAAGGTGAAACGCGACTTCGGCAGCACCGGTAAATGACTTACCAAGCTGGTTACCAGCCATAAAACAGCGCTCTGGATAGTCATGCCCGGCGTCGATGAACTCACGCTGTTTGCTGTATGGCGTAAATTCATATAGCAGGTGTGTGTTCCTGTAGTTCTCTTCTTCTTCGAGTAGCTCGAGCAATTCGATTTGCTCTTCGTCGCTCAGGTTATCAAGAATCGCGTCCAGTTCCACGGTTGAATAGCTCCTTGATACGAGAGCGTCGCTTATCGCGATCTCCCTTATCAGGTGTCACGTCTTCAACTTGCGACTGCTCTTTGAGGCCCAAATCACGGGCGATGATGTTAGCGTTGAGAAGGTCAGCGGCTGCGCCAGAGAATTTCTGGTCGTAGATGATGTCTTCCGCTCGTGATGTGACGTCAGAAAAACCTTCCATTGACCGGAAGGTTCCCCATGTTTGCCTGGTGATATCAAGGAAGGTGCACAATCCTGAAATAGTCATGGCTCGCATCTTAGGGACATTAGCCTTAATTATTTCTCCCTGATATGAAAATACCTTACCCTCCCATAGCGGGTTATCATCAGCCCACTCGAAGTATTCACAACAAGCAGCCCACAGCGCCTCAGGCGATTCGAATTTAGGATTTCGCCCATGACTACTGCGGGCCTCCCAAAATCGGTTGCCCTTTGGTGCTGCCATATTCATCTCACTTAGTTGTTATTTCAGGTTGAGCATCATGCTCCGGTAGTGAACAGGTCTAACGCTTCCTTAGATTTACGCACCGCTTCGAATGTGCGGATCGTGATATCTGAATTAGCGCCGCCTGACTGGAAGTGAATTTTGAATAGCTCAAGCTTCAGCTCGTCAGTGCCAATGAATTGAAATGCTTCTTCTGCGGCTGCGTTCTGGTTCATGACCAGCTTGTAAATCTCTAACTGGAATTTCTGTTCTTCAGTCATGGGGGTAATCTCTGCCATTGTTGGCTCCGTTTATCCGTTAAAAGGGATATCAGTTAAGTTATCCCGTGTAGGGTATAAGCCATTATCAAAGCCACTCTGTAGGGAATGGCTTTTGTAATAACTACTGTTCGCTTAGCTTCTGCTTCAGCAAGTAACCTTCGAGCATCCAGATTTTGTTTACAGCATTCTGTCTGGCAATCTTCCGACCAATTTCTGCATCAAAATTTTCCGGACTTGCACAGGCACTCTCTCCGGTGACGGTGAAGCCATTCTTCAGCACCAGTACGCAGAAATTGAGCAACTTCAATGGTGATAAATCACGATCGCCTTCTTCTGGTTTTTCCCTGCCACAATATTCGTTGCTGGAAATGGCACCATTTCGTCCATCATAAGCAGTAAAGTAATGCTCGCTTTTAATCACGTCTTCGATGTGCTGCGGGGTAACTCGCGGAGCGGTTTTGCCTTTCTCAACGATTTCTTTTTCGATTTGCTGGTCGTTCATAATTATGCCCCTGTGGCGTGGTTGCTTGATTAGGATGTCTTTCCATCAGTCCGCCACCACAAAGAATCTTTTTTGCCATAAGGCTGGAGGTTCATCTTTCAGTGGCTGCCAGTGTTATTTCCCCACTTACTGGCTTGGGTTGTGTCGCTGTACTTCCGTAACTGGTGGTGCACAGATTTAGTTAAATCTGTTCTCGCCTGAACTATCTTTTACATACCCGGATTGTGGGGATGTAAATCACGGTTTCATTATCAAGCCCACCCGTAGATGGGCTTTGTAATGCCTACATGGTTAAATGATTTGCCAGTCTTCAGCCAGAACATCAGTCTGACTCGCCAACCACGGAACAAATTTACAATCAGCAGTCTTCATCCCAATCCAGGGAAGAAGTTTTACACCAGGAACAAATGTATACTCGTCACCACATGTAACGTCATAGCGCCAATCATTCGGAGTGGCTGATTGCGGTGGCTGAACTAATTGCAGATACATGCCTTTCCCATTCCAGCCAGCACGGGTAACTTTCTTACCCAGTTTGAGTGCTTCGATGGCAAGGCCGAAACTTAGCCCTGATACCTGACGATAAGCCTTTTCGAATACTTCTTTTGGACTCCAGCTAACGTAGCCATCAAAGCGATCGGTGTTAGGTTTTCCGCCATCCAGATATTCAACCAGATAGCCTTCGTCCTCGCCGTTTTCTCCGGCAGGAAGCTGCCAGCCACGAAAATCGTTATATGCCTGTCTCGTCATCGGAAAGGCGTTAATCAGTTTTACGCCAATATGCTGGGTCATAAAATTACCTATAGAGTTGGGAATAAAAAGCCCCGCATCGCGAGGCTCATTAAATTGACTTTGTGATTTGCAAAAAAATTATTTCAGGCATTGCGTCCTGATGTACTCCTGCAGGTAGTTAACCTGCGCGGTTATCCTGTCGATTCCACTTCGGAGACGGTAATAATTGAGTTCAGCATCTGCTGTAAGTCTTGGGCTTTCTCCATGGCCCATGCCGCTGGCTCCGGTCGTTGACTTTGCACAGGTGGCGGCGACTTGCAGGCGCTTACGACCAGCAGAAACATCAGCACGGAGGCTTTCGATAGTCGCGTTAGCATCAGCAAGCTCCTTTGTGTATCTTGCGTCGAGTTCTGCTACATCACGTTGATGCTTCTGCATGTCAGCGATGATGGATGTGGCTTTGTCGCGCTGTTCTTTGTAGGTCATGGCGTTATCACGGTAATGATTAACAGCCCATGACAGGCAGACGATGATGCAGATAACCAGAGCGGAGATAATCGCGGTGACTCTGCTCATACATCAATCTCTCTGACCGTTCCGCCTGCTTCTTTGAATTTTGCAATCAGGCTGTCAGCCTTATGCTCGAACTGGCCATAACCAGCCCCCGGAAGTGAAGCCCAGATATTGCTGCAACGGTCGATTGCCTGACGAATATCACCGCGGTCAATCATCGGTAAAGCGCCACGCTCTTTAATCTGTTGCAGTGCCACAGCGTCCTGGCTTTTGGGAGAGAAGTCTTTCAGGCCAAGCTGCTTACGATAGGCATCCCACCAACGGGAAAGAAGCTGGTAACGTCCGGCGGCTGTTGATTTGAGTTTTGGGTTTAGCGTGACAAGTTTGCGAGGGTGATCGGAGTAATCAGTGAATAGCTCTCCGCCAACAATGACGTCATAACCATGATTTCTGGTTTTCTGTCGTCCGTTATCAGTTCCCTCTGACCACGCCAGCATATCGAGGAACGCCTTACGTTGATTATTGATTTCCACCATCTTCTACTCCGGCTTTTTTAGCAGCGAAGCGTTTGATAAGCGAACCAATCGAGTCAGTACCGATGTAGCCGATGAACACGCTCGTTATATAAGCGAGATTGCTACTTAGTCCGGCGAAGTCGAGAAGGTCACGAATGAACCAGGCGATAATGGCGCACATCGTTGCGTCGATTACTGTTTTTGTAAACGCACCGCCATTATATCTGCCGCGAAGGTACGCCATTGCAAACGCAAGGATTGCCCCGATGCCTTGTTCCTTTGCCGCGAGAATGGCGGCTAACAGGTCATGTTTTTCTGGCATCTTCATGTCTTACCCCCAATAAGGGGATTTGCTCTATTTAATTAGGAATAAGGTCGATTACTGATAGAACAAATCCAGGCTACTGTGTTTAGTAATCAGATTTGTTCGTGACCGATATGCACGGGCAAAACGGCAGGAGGTTGTTAGCGCAGCCTCTTGCCACCCGCTTTCACGAAGGTCATGTGTAGAAGGACGCAGCATAACTATCACTGATGAATTCAGGACAGCCAGTGGCTACGGCTCAGGTTGGGTTGTGGCGGTCGGTGCTGAACTCCGACTTAATGACGATAGGCGTGTACCGACGCCTCGTTTTACTTCCTCCGCTTTCACGGCTTCACCCTAGACCAGCTTTACGAAATCCTCGTAAACCTAACCGCGGCAGATATGACCGGCACAGTGTGCCATATCACGGACCGGCGGGTGTCTCGTTCACCTGATTAACGCATCAGCCTGCGTATTCACCACAACGGAAAGAGCACTGGCTAACCAGGCTCGCCGACTCTTCACGATTATCGGCTCAATGCTCTTACCTGTTGTGCAGATATAAAAAATCCCGAAACCGTTATGCAGGCTCTAACTATTACCTGCGAACTGTTTCGGGATTGCATTTTACTGACCTCTCAGCCTGCGATGGTTGGAGTTCCAGACGATGCGTCGAAGTGACCAACTAGGCGGAATCGGTAGTAAGCGCCGCCTCTTTTCATCTCACTACCACAACGAGCGAATTAACCCATCGTTGAGTCAAATTTACCCAACTTTATTCAATAAGTCAATATCATGCCGTTAATATGTTGCCATCCGTGGCAATCATGCTGCTAACGTGTGACCGCATTCAAAATGTTGTCTGCGATTGACTCTTCCTTGTGGCATTGCACCACCAGAGCGTCATACAGTGGCTTAACAGTGCGTGACCAGGTGGGTTGAGTAAGGTTTGGGATTAGCATCGTTACAGCGCGATATGCGGCGCTTGCTGGCATTCTTGAATAGCCGACACCTTTGCATCTTCCGCACTCTTTCTCAACAACTCTCCCCCACTGCTCCGTTTTGGCTATATCAACCGCACGGCCTGTACCGTGGCAATCTCTGCATCTTGCGCCCGGCGTCGCGGCACTACGGCAATAATCCGCATAAGCGAATGTTGCGAGCACTTGCAGTACCTTTGCCTTAGTATTTCCTTCAAGCTTTGCCACACCACGGTATTTCCCCGATACCTTGTGTGCAAATTGCATCAGATAGTTGATAGCCTTTTGTTTGTCGTTCTGGCTGAGTTCGTGCTTACCACAGAATGCAGCCATTCCGAATCCGGCTTGTGATTGCGCCATCCCCATAGCAGCCATCACATCAGTACCGGAAAGAGAGTCAGAAGCCGTGGCCCGTGGTGAGTCACTCATCATCGGGCTTTTTGGCGAATGAAATTTAGCTACGCTTTCGAGTCTCATGCGCCTTCTCCCTGTACCTGAATCAATGTGAGGTTTCCGCAGAACACTGCTCCGGTATCGATATACATCTGGTTGGCAAATTTGAGTGGTTTCACTGCTGGCGTATGACCAAAGATGAACGTGTCCGCGCCTTTGATTTCTTTCACGATCCCGTCTTGTGAGTTGCTGATTCGTTCGCGGTTCCAGATTACCTGCTGATGATCAACTGGCTTTCCAAACTCGTATTCGTCACAAGGATAATCGGCGTGGCAGATGACATATTTTTTCCCTTTACTCACCAGTTCGATGATTAACGGAAGTTCATCTGCTTTATGGGCAAGAGCTTTAGCCAGAATTTCTTTGTCGTAATCGAGATTAAAGAACCAGCCACCGCCATTAAGCAGCCAGTGATTAACGTTTCCACGCTCTGATAAGCCATCAATCATCATTTGCTCATGGTTTCCACGTACAGCTCTGAACCAGGGGAATGTGATTAATTCCATACATTCGACGTTCTCTGTACCGCGATCGACCAAATCGCCAACCGAGATAAGCAGGTCTTTTTTGGTGTCGAATCCTATCGCCTCCAGTTTTTTCATCAGGTTCGTGTAGCATCCGTGCAGATCGCCAACTACCCAAATATTTCGGTATTTGCTGCCATCAATTTTTTCGTAATAGCGCATCTCTTTCACTCCATCCGCGATGAACCATGAGAACGTCGTTGACGATGGCGTGCATTTTCCCGTCTTTATCATCAACGTATTTTCTGACCGTACCGCGACTACATTTCAGTCTGCGTGCTACTTCTGTCTGGTTTCCGTATGCTTCAACGAGCATGTCTGGAATGGTTTTTACTGAGAACGTCATGCGGCCTCACTTCTGCTATTTCGCAGGTCTTTGAGTTTCTGTTGGTACTCTGCCTTGATCGCCTTGCACTCTTCGATAGTCCAGCGATGGCGGTTATGGTTTGATTCGATTTCGTCTACTGCTTCCTGCCCGATGCGGCTAATCAGTTCGACGCGATACGGAACGAGATTTCCGCTTTTGTGCTGGTTGCACACCACGCATTGCTTGTGAATATTGCGTTCATCAAATCGGAGTTGAGGTGCCGCAGCAGTTGTCCGGTAATGTCCGGCATCCCACTGAGCAGACGTGAGCGTTCCGCACGAGATACATGGTAAGTCGCGGTCTCTTTCTCTGATGAAGGCGTTTACGGCTTGTTGGGCTTGTTTAATCCAGTAACTGCGGGGCTTTAAGGCGAGTTTTCGAATCTTAAGTTTATCTTTCTGTTTCTGCTCCTCTCGTCGTCGTTTCTTCTCTGCTGCTTTTTCCGCTTTTTCGCGTTCTTTGCTTCGTCGTTCGAGTGCTATCTTGGCTCCACACTCTGGAGAGCACCACCACTGATTAGCGAATGCAGGGTGAAACCATTCCCGACATTCATCGTTTTTACATCGTCTTCGCGCTGGTTTAGCCATCGTCTTCTTCCTCGTACATTGAGCTATTCGGATCGCTCATCAGTTCTGCGCAGCAGTGCTCACACACGTGAACTTCCAGCACATGCAGCTTCTGGTCGCAGTTAGCGCACGTTAAAGCCCGCTCGACGCTTTCTTTCTGGTATTGAAGGGATTGGGATGGGCTAAGCATTATTGGATTCTCTGCATCATGAGAAAGACAATCATGGCGGCGCGGAGGGGATTTTCATGTATAGCTCGCTTAGATTTACAGTAGGCCACACCGCGTGCACCCCACTCGTCTTCATCGAGATTGATAATGCTAATCCTGTATTTTTCAACAATCGGCCATGCGTCTGCTGGGTTTACGCATGGGTTAAATGATCCGCGCTCAACTTCTACTTCAACTGCGTCTCCGTTTACAACGTCTCCCTCAAATGAGATAAACACCATATCGCCATTCTCACCTTCTTTGTAATCCGGTGATCCGTTATGAATGACTTCGAATACCGCCACGTTAATTTCAAAATCACTTAACTGTGAATAATCCATTGTCATTTCCTCGCACGATGTCTTAGCCACCGGATATCCCACAGGTGAGCCGTGTAGTTGAAGGTTTTTACGTCAGATTCTTTTGGGATTGGCTTGCGTTTATTTCTGGAGCGTTTCGTTGGAAGGTATTTGCAGTTTTCGCAGATTATGTCGGTGATACTTCGTTGCTGTCGCCTCATTCCGCCCTCCTGACGCCCTGCCCGATCGCCATCAATGCCGCTTTGGATACGGTAGTAAACATCCGTCGAGGACTGATGAACGGTCGCCAAATCAGCAGTATGGAACCTTTGCTGTTTCCCTTCTTCTCCAACCCCGTCGATGGTTCGATAAAATTAATCCGTCCATCAGTGATGATGCGAACTTCGTCAACACTCTCCAGAGCCTTGCTGAACCATCCGACAGACATATCCTCTGGCACAAGCATCACTACCGTCTGTCGCTGTTGTATGCACTGCTCAGCGGCTTTTTCCACCCACGGCCTGATATTGCTGTACGGTGGGTTATTCCAGATTGCACCGTGGCTTACCCACTCAGAATTGAGCGCGTCGTCGGCCTCAGTTAGCCAGTGAGCACACAGAGCATTTTTGTCGCTCGCTGCCGAATCCAGCCAGAATCCAAACTCAATATCCAGTGCATCAAAAAGCCAAAGCGGCGTTTGCCAGCAGTCCTTGTCGTGTGCTGGCGTATTTGATTTGATAGTCATGCAGCCCGATCTCCCCATCTCGCTTTCCACTCCAGAGCCAGTCTCGCTTCGTCTGACCACTTAACGCCACGCTCTGTACCGAATGCCTGTATAAGCTCTAATAGCTCCGCAAATTCGCCTACACGCATCCTGCTGGTTGACTGGCCTATTACCACAAAGCCATTCCCGGCAAGGTTAGGAACAACGTCCTGCTGCTTTAATGCTGCGGTAAACACACACTTCCAGCTTTCTGCATCCAGCCAGCGACCATGCCATTCAACCTGACGAGAGACGTCACCAAGGCAAGCCCAAAGCTTCCGATTTTGGTCTAAGCTGCGGTTGCGTTCCTGAATGGTTACTACGATTGGTTTGGTTGGGTCTGGAAGAATTTGCTGTACCGCGTGAATAGCGTTTTGCTGATGTGCTGGAGATCGAATTTCAAAGGTTAGTTTTTTCATGACTTCCCTCTCTAACAGATTTCAGGTTATTCCACTCCGTTACCGCACTGCGATAATTCGCGGCCGCCACAGCAGCGTGGTTAGCGCAGTAGATTTGGCACCCGTTCTCCATGTCGAATATTGTCGGTAATTTTCCGCATTTACATTTTTTGGCACGCGGTGCGTCTGAACACATTCCGTTAACGGTGTCCATCAGGATCCCCCTCGTTCTTAATCCAATAAAAAAGGGCTACTGTGTAAATAGCCCCTGTTATTAGCTCAGTGATGTAGATGGTCATCAGAATCCTCCTTTCTTCTTGGACTGCGGTTCCTCGCGTTCACGTCGGCGCATTTCAGCAGACTGTTGGTCTGTGTCATAAATAGCTCCATTTGCCTGAATGCAATACACCGTGCCGGTATTGCCATGACGATTGAGACGAAGGATTAGTTCGGTTTCACCAGGTGGAACACTGTCATCAAAAGCACCTTCACGATGGATCCCCACCCAATAATCGCAATCCTGTTCAATCTGCCCTGTATCTCGTGAGTCACTTGGTAATGGGCGTTTATTGGTTCGGCTTTCCAGTGCGCGGTTAAGTTGTGTAAGAAGCACAACAACGCAATCAAGCTCTTTGGCAAGGTTCTTCAGTCCTTTGGTGATCATGCCGTAAGCAAGGTCGTTGCGATCGGCCTTCTCAGCGGTCATTAGTGTCAGGTAATCGACCAGAATCATGCCAACGCATCCTTTTTCTCGTTTGATTCGACGGCTTTCGCTGACGATTTGAGCCAGAGATAATCCCGGCGTGTCGTCGATGTAAAGCAGGTCGATTTCACTCAAGCGATTTGCTGTTTCGATCGCCCTGTTGAAGTCACCATCGTAATCACCCTGATAGCCGTCATCGGCGTCATTTGTCGCCGGAAGGTAAAAAATATTCGGGTTAACACCAGACTTCTGCCCTACCAGTTTTTCCAGTATCTGATCACCTGGCATTTCAAGGCTGAACATCAGAGCAGGCTTTTTCTCATGCACTGCGCAGTTGATTGCCATCTGGCTGTATAGCGTCGTTTTCCCCATCTTAGGGCGAGCGCCAATGACAAACAGAGAGCCTTTCACCAGACCTTTCGGTGACAGCATCCTGTCCAGCGATGGGATCCCTGTGCTCATTCCTCGTTGTTCGCCTGACGGGTCAAAACGCTTCTCAAGGTCGCTAACCCAGTCTTCCATGACCTCACCAAATGAGCGAAGGCCGCGACGCGATCCGGTTTTTGCATGGTCTGTCAGTTGCGTGAAAATTGCCTGAATAGCTTCGTACTTCTGCGTTGCAGTCATTCCGTTGCGGGAATAGAGCAATTCCGTCGCTTCAGTCATGCGGTTGATGGCGTAGCGTTCCATTGCGGTTTCACGAACCTGCATTGCATAGGCAACGATGTTTGCTGCGCTTGGCGTGTTCTTTGCGATCTCAGCGATATAAGCAAAACCGCCAACAGACGCCGTTAACGATTTGCGCTCCAGTTCATCGAAAAGCGTCAGCCCATCTACTGGCTTTTGCTCCCGGTGCATTCTGGTTATTTCTTCGAAAAGGATTTTGTGTGGTCGGCTGTAAAATGAATCAGGCTTCAGCATCGCCAGAACTTTCCGGACGCGCTCACTGCTGTCATCATCCAGAAGCAATCCACCAATCACCGCCTGCTCTGCCTCGATGCTATGGGGCGGCGCATAAAAATTATCGGTCATCGTGTTCACCCTCACGAACTTTCAGGTAGGTATTATCGTTAAGCAGGAAATCAAATCCCTTTTTGTGCCAGACGGTTCCGCGTTGATGGTTTGGACGCTCTTCGAACATCCATCGGCAATTTTCGCCTACGTAGCTCAAATAATTTCTCCAGTCCTGCATCGTGAACCCATGCCCGTCAAGCTGGCGGGTTATCACTCCGGCTTTGCGCCAGAACGTTCGGATCTGGTTTTTACGCTTGTCATTCAGTGCGCGGATTTTTGGCGCTTCAGGAAGGATTTCGTGGTAAGCATCGACAACATCCTGACAGCTAACGGAAGGTTTTTTCTTGTCAGACTTTTTGTCTGCTGTGGCACTCTCTAATACGTCAGTATTAGAGATATTATTTATATTATTGTTTATGGACAACCGTTGGACAACCGTTGGACAATCTCCGCTGAGAGCCGCGCCATTACTGGTGTTTGCGTTGGACAACCGTTGGACAACCGTTGGACAATTTTTTGCCTGAAAATCGTCATATTTAACGATTGTAAACAGGCTAAATTTCTTCCCCATCGAGCAAATATTAAGCATCCCTTTCGACTCAAAAGTCCGCAATAAGCTCCGAACTTTGTTGTCGGGGATGAATGTTTCTCTGACCAGCGACGGGCGTCCAGTTATCATCTGACCGCGATCAACAGTTATCGGCCCGATATCCGTATTGACGACAGTAGATTCGTGATTAGCCTTGAGGATTAAGTGAAGCCAAAGATGTACTGCCTGAGAGTCCTTATAGAGCCTGCTGTCCATAAACTGGCGGTGTATAGAGACATACCCCATACTGGATGCCTCCTGATGTTGTACAGGGTTATGCCTGTAATCAGCTAACTTAACGACGCCCATGTTTCACTCCTGCTTTGGCTAGTCTGTAAACACCAACAAGGCGCTCTGCGAACGCCCTGTTATTTGCTGCGGCTACCACTAATCCCTCAGGTGAATCAGGGTGTCGAATCTCTTCTTTTTCCTGGTATTTCTTACGACGTTTTGTCATAATTACTCCTGTGGATTGATCCAGTCTTTCTACATCAGGCCTCGAAGAATTCGCCGTTCTTCGGGGCTTTTTCTTTTGCCAGCATTCTGGCTACTTTCTTAGCCAGTTCAGCCAACTCCTCGTCTTCAACACCCCATTCAAGAACAGCCAGAAGCATGGCCATCTTTGGGATAAAGCTGTCTTTCCATCGCGAAATTTGCGATTCATTGATCCCTAATGCGTCGGCAACCTTTCGCTGGCCACGTACAGCAATTCGATTCAGGATGTTGCTTGTAATTGCATTCGCTTTCTTGCGAGTACTTGTAAGTTCCATATGTAAGTATTTCCTTAACAAATAAGAAGTTATGCGCATCAACTTATGCGCGTTGTATTCCCGCATTTCGGCGGGAATGAGGACCATGACTGTTAAAGAGCAATTTGCTTATGCCGCTTTGCGGTAAGCGCTTTCTTGATACTTCAGGGCGCCAGCTGTAACGACTTCCAGTCGATAGGCGTCTTTCTCTGGGATGACTTCCTTCCACTGAGAGACTGCTGCGTCGCTAATGCCTAACGCTTTAGCTACAGCACGCTGGGTTCCGAAGTGGTCGATAACATCTTTCTTGTACATAGACTCGCTCCGAAATTAAAGAACACTTAAATTATCCACTAAAGGAATCTTAAGTCAAGTTTATTTAAGATGTCTTAACTATGAAAACTCAATTGATGGGAGAGCGCATTCGCGCTCGGAGAAAAGAACTCAAGATCAGGCAGGCCGCACTTGGAAAGATGGTCGGCGTGTCTAATGTTGCCATATCTCAGTGGGAACGCTCTGAGACAGAGCCAAATGGAGAGAATCTTCTCGCCCTGGCTAATGCGTTGAAGTGTTCCCCTGACTATCTGATGAAAGGAGAGGAAAGTCTTTCAAACATTGCCTATCACAGTAGGCATGATCCAAGAGGGTCATACCCTCTGATTAGCTGGGTGAGCGCAGGATGCTGGATGGAAGCTGTAGAACCATATCATAAGCGTGCAATAGATAACTGGTACGATACAACCGTAGACTGTTCAGAAGATTCGTTTTGGTTGGACGTGAAGGGAGACTCAATGACGGCTCCGGCCGGTCTCAGTATCCCTGAAGGAATGATAATACTCGTCGATCCTGAAGTAGAGCCGCGTAACGGGAAACTGGTAGTTGCAAAGCTCGAAGGAGAAAACGAGGCAACTTTCAAGAAGTTAGTTATTGATGCAGGCAGGAAGTTTCTAAAACCACTTAACCCACAATATCCGATGATCGAGATCAACGGAAACTGCAAAATCATCGGCGTAGTTGTCGATGCAAAACTAGCAAACCTTCCATAAGGGGGCATTCGCCCCTTTTTTTTATTTCCTTTAAAAATCAAAGCCAAACTTAAGTTACGAAAGAAAATTTAAGTTTTCTTCAAAAATACTCTTGACCATTAATTAAAGAGATCTTAAATTTAAGCCATCAGCAGGACGCTGGTAGCCAAACGGAACAGGTTGGCAGGCTCTTTAACATTGATGGGATTGTCCCGCCGAAATGCGGGAACCAAAGAGTAGTTGGCTTTGGGATTGGATGAATGAGCAGGCTGATGCTCGACCAATGTATAAACAGCGCTCATGGCAAGCAGTAACCAATCTGCGCCTCAAGACAGCGTCACTGGTAGTGCGGGCGCTCTAACCAGTAAGCCGGAATTCAGCACCGGCCATCCAATCACCAAAGTCAATCATCGGAGGTCAACATGACAGTAGTCATTACATATCTGGCTGACGATAACGCCAGAAATCGCCGCAGAGCACGCAGACAGGCTCAACGTGAACAGGCAATGCAAGAACAGCGATTGGCACGAAAAATTGCGCTAAAGCTCTCTGGTTGCGTCAGAGCAGATAAAGCAGCATCACTCGGAATCCTTCGCTGCAAGAAGGCAGAAGAAGTCGAGCGTAAACAGAACCGTATTTACTACCGCAAGCCACGCAGTGAAATGGGTGTGACTTGTGTTGGTCGCCAGAAAATGAAATTAGGCAGCAAACCACTTATTTGAGGTGATATATGGAACGTAAATTTGAAATTTGGTTGGATTCCGGCGCAAACATTCACTCTTGCAAAAAGACAGTTGTAACACTCGGTGATCTTGGCTTATCCGAGAATGAGTGGAATGAAATGGATCAGGACGAAAAAGACGAAAACATGCGTGATATAGCATTTGAAACGCTTGATTGGGGATGGAAGGAAATTTAAGTGATGGCCGCATAGTCGGCCTTTATTTTTGGCATAAACAACAGAATAAACACTGCACTGTGTATTCATTCCAACGAGTGAATACACGGAGCAATGTCGCTCGTAACTAAACAGGAGCCGACTTGTTATGATTATTTGAAATCTTCTTTGCCCTCCAGTGTGAGGGCATTTTTTTGACGGAGGATATATGAGTGAAGTAACAGATTTAGTTGTTATTGAAAAAGCAAATGCAATGACTGTATTTCAGTCTGCCGACCAGATTGAAGAAATCCTTCAAAAGGTTGAACGTGAAGTTATGTCCTTTGTGCCTGATATCACAACGGCAAAGGGCAGAAAGGAGATCGCTTCTCTGGCGTATAAAGTTGCGCAGACGAAAACATATCTCGATGGTCTTGGCAAAGACCTTGTTGCTGAACTGAAGGAAATTCCAAAGCTCATTGATGCCAACCGCAAGACAGTGCGTGATCGCCTTGATGAGCTGAAAGCCAAGGCACGCCAGCCTCTTACTGATTATGAGGAAGAACAGGCGCGGATTAAAGCCGAAGAAGAAGCTAAGGCAGCAGCTGAAGCTCTCGCAAAGCAAATTGAGTCTGACCATGAAATAGCGATTTTGATGGATCGCGAATTTGACCGCCAAAGAGAAGAGGCAAGACTCAAAGCGGAGCAGGAAAAGCGAGAGCATGAAGAACGCTTAAAAAGAGAAGCTGAAGAGAAAGCCAGAGCAGAAGCCGAAGCAAAGGCAAAAGCCGAAATTGAAGCAGCGGCAAGGCGAGAAGCAGAAGCTAAGGCAGCAGCGGAACGTGCAGAGCGTGAACGCATTGAAGCCGAGCAACGAGCACAGCGCGAAGCAAAAGAGGCAGCAGAACGAGCTGAAAGAGAAAAGCAGGCAGCAATTGAAGCAGAACGCAGAAAAGCACAGGAGGAGGCTGAACGAATCCGTCGCGAGGCTGAAGCAAAAGAGCAAGCCAGAATAGCAGAAGAAAAAAGAATCAAGGACGAAGAAGAGCGTAGAGCAAAGGATAAAGCTCACCGGAAAGAAGTAAATAACAAAATACTTGCTGACCTTATCAAGGTTGGCGCATCAGAAGATGTTGCTAAAAATATCATAACAGCCATCGTAAAAGGCGAAGTATTCGCAACAAAAATAACCTACTAATAAAACCAACATAAGGAACCACCCATGATTTACGCAATCGCGGGAGGCGCTCGCATGGGTGCCTTCCAACTAAATGAATCTTTACTTGAACGAATCACCCGTAAATTACGTGACGGATGGAAAAGAGTTGAGGTCTTATTATGCGCAATGAAATAGCCATCAATCACCAGATGCTTCGTGCAGCACAGAACAAAGCAGTAATAGCCAGATTTATTGGTGATTCAAAAATGTGGATTGAAGCAAATAAAGCGATGAAATCAGCTATCAACCTTCCGTGGTATCGCAGGAAATGAGTTTTACAGATAACTGGTCAGACGAAGAATTCATTCGTCAGATGAAAGAATTAATCGGTAACGAAGGAGATATTCATGTCACTTGCAACCACAGTGAAGGAGAGCAAGTTACAGAGACGCATGTACACGCAGAAAGCTCTCTGGTATCGCCATAATGGTGACCGCGAAGGAATGCGGGTATGCCTTAATTTGTCCCGAGTCGAAGTATTAAATCAGCGTTATTTCCTTGGGCCGTGTCCATTCTGAGGTGAATTATGGATTTGAACAAATTCGATGAGCCATTCAGCCCTGAAGATATCGAATGGCGAATACAGCAAAGCGGTAAAACACGCGATGGCAAAGTGTGGGCTATGGTGCTGGCTTATGTCACGAACCGGGCAATCATGAAACGCCTTGACGATGTTTGTGGCAAAGCAGGATGGCGCAATGAATACCGCGATATTCCCAACAACGGCGGCGTTGAATGCGGCATATCAATCAAGATTGATTCCGAATGGGTAACCAAATGGGATGCTGCTGAAAACACGCAGGTAGAAGCCGTCAAAGGTGGTCGTTCCGGTGCAATGAAGCGCGCTGCCGTTCAGTGGGGAATCGGTCGGTATCTGTATAACATTGAGGAAGGTTTCGCACAAACATCTCTCGATAAAAAGCAGGGATGGCACAGGGCAAAACTCAAGGATGGAACAGGATTTTACTGGCTCCCTCCATCGCTGCCGGGATGGGCAATCCCAGCATCAGATAACAAACCATCACCAGAAAATACCAACCAGAAATCTCCATCGGTTGACTGCGAGCAAATCCTGAAAGACTTCAGCGATTATGCGTCAACAGAAACTGACAAGAAAAAACTCATCGAGCGTTATCAGCGTGACTGGCAATTAATGGCTGGCAACGAGGAGGCGCAGGCTAAATGCGTTCAGGTAATGAACATCAGAGTTAACGAGCTAAAACAGGCGGCATAAATGGCAAGCAGAGGCGTAAATAAGGTGATCATTATTGGTCGCCTTGGGCATGATCCAGAAATCAGATATTCACCATCAGGAACGGCATTTGCAAACCTTACAGTTGCTACGTCAGAACAATGGCGTGATAAGCAAACTGGAGAGCAAAAGGAGCAGACGGAGTGGCACCGCGTGGTAATGAGCGGGAAACTGGCAGAAATTGCCAGCGAATATCTGCGAAAAGGCTCTGAGGTTTATCTTGAAGGAAAATTGCGGACAAGAAAATGGCAGGATCAAAGCGGACAGGATAGGTTCACTACCGAAGTCATCGTGGGCGTTGGTGGAACCATGCAAATGCTTGGTGGCAAGCAAGGAGGCAATGAACAGTCTTCACCTCAGCGAAATAACGGTCATCAACAAAGACAGCAACCTCAGCAGCATGGAAATCACAGCGAACCACCTATGAACTTCGACGATTCGGATATTCCGTTCTAGGAGCTGAATATGAAAATCTGCTCAAGATGCCATCAACAGAAGGAAGAAATGGACTTTCAAATCAGAAGAGCATCCAGAGATGGATTAACTGCCGCTTGCCGGGCTTGCCTGGCTGAATACGACAAAGAGCGCGCGGGATTGCCACATCGAGTATCAGCAAGGAGAGAATATCAATCATCGGAACGCGGCAGAGAACGGTGTAACGCAGCCAAAAAGCGGTTCATTCAGAGCAACCCATGGAAAAGAAAAGCCCACATCATCGTGGGTAATTTTTTGCGCGACGGTAAGCTAATCCGACCACCACAATGTGAGTGCTGCGGATCAGAATGTAAACCACAGGCGCACCACTGCGACTACAGCAAACCAACCGATGTGATGTGGCTCTGCAAGTCATGTCATGTCGAGTGGCACAAACATAACAAACCTATCTACCCAGACGAGGAACCAGTAACTCTCCCCTTCCCTCGTCACGCTATTCACGCAATTTAATCAGGAGAAAATCATGCCAGCGCCTCTGTATGGTGCGGATGACCCGCGCCGCTGTTCCGGCAATTCCGTATCGGAGGTGCTGGATAAATTCAGAAAAAACTACGATCGGATAATGTCGCTACCGCAGGAAACGAAAGAGGAAAAGGAATTTCGCCATTGTATATGGCTTGCAGAGAAAGAAGAACGCGAGCGAATTTACCAGACATCAATCCGACCATTCCGCAAAGCCACATATACCCACTTCCCTGAATATATCGACCCGCGCCTGCGTAATTACCGCTCACGTTATGGCGCTATCAGTAATGACTGAGGAATTTACCATGAGAGGACTTGCATACAATCCCGGCATTCTTCCGGCAGAAATGATTATTCGCCAACGCGTAAAGCCAATGCCATAGAGAGAGGAATTGCTTAAGAGAAATTCTTTTCCATCAGTGAATCAAAACAAATATCTGAATGCTATGTTGCGGAGTGGGAAGAAATGAAACAAATGACACTAATTGAGATGGATGGATTTCTGAAAGGTAAATGCATCCCACGAGATTTAAAGGTGAACGAAACAAACACTGAATATCTGGTGCGTAAATTTGCTGAACTTGAAGCTAAATGCGCGGCGCTGGCTGCGGAGAATGCGGGGCTGAAGGATTACCTGGCCCCTATAGGGCTGAAGGTTGAAGGGACTCCAACCACCGACGCTGTCCTGGCTGAAATTGAACGCAAAGCAATCCGCAAGTTCATTAACAGCATTGAACACATCCTGCGTGACAAGTTATCACCGTATGACACCGAAGAGATGCTTGAGGCTATGCGTATTTTTCTGGAAGAACAGGGAGGTGAGCAAAAATGGCAATAACAAAGCAACGTGTAGAAGAAATCATATCCCGTATTGAAATGTATGGGCATGGCGCAGGGTATACAGTCGAAGAGGTTTATGACCTTGCTGTACTGGCGCTGAATTTATCAAATATCGCAAAACTCAAGCGATACGAGCTTGATATGGATGGTTGTGACTCGTTCGGTCAGGATTGTGGCGCTGACATGACTGAAGATTCTGATGGCGATTATGTCCTGTTTGATGACGTGGTTAAGTTGTTTGAGTTTGATACAACCACTCAGAAGTTCGAAAGCCCAGCAAAGGAGGCAGCCAGTGAGTAACCGTTTTTACATGATGTGCTCGCGTGAAACTGTGGGTAATAACGCTTCATTCCATTGCCATAACGGCAATGGTTACAGTTCTGATATCGATCGCGCTCATGTTTACACGCTGGAAGAAGCCCAAAAAGCCTGGAATTGTGGGCGAGATATAGATCAGCCTGTTTGTGCCGATAGTGTGGATACAATGGCAGTGTGGCACGTTGATTGCCAGTACATCCCTACAGAAAACCTGATTGAGCCAGATTGCACTGCGTATGTAGCCTACAAAAAAGGTAGCTGGAACGGCAACGACGTCTACTGGCTTCAACATGGTGGGCTACCAACCGATGACTTCAGTAAAGCAACCATCTTTAGCGTCGCTAACAAAAACGAGCCAGGAATAGTTTGGTTGCCATTTTCCATTGCCGATGCAGCAAAGCGCCGGACGTTCAATATCAATAATTTTAACCGCAGAACAATGGTTCAGGGCGCAGGTTTGGTCATACCTGACTGGTTGAAAAAACAAAACAGAAGAAAAAAGTCGCGAAGCGGTAAGGTGCGCTGGAATTGTCCGCATTGCGGAAAAATTACCTGGCAGTACAACCCATATGATTTTGAAGGATGTCGTGATTACAACTGTGAAGGATGGCGAGTATGAAAATTGACTATCAGGCACTGCGTGAAAAGGCAGAAAAAGCAACGTGTGGTGTATGGTCGCTCGAATATGGAGAGAGCCGATTTGATGGTGATGATGCGCTAATTCATCGTGAAGTTGCTGGATATATTCCCATTTGCAGAATTGAAGGAGCGCATCCTGAAAGCGGTTTCGATGAAGATTTCCAAATAGAACAGCAGGCCAATGCTGAATTCATCGCCGCAGCCAATACAGCTACCGTGCTGGCGCTGCTGGGCGAGCTGGAAACAGCAAAAAAGCGCATAGCAGAACTGGAAGCCGAACCTGTAAGCCAAACTTGCAAGTTGCCAGTTAATACACCTTGCCAAGATGCGCCATCCCATATCTGGCTGCAAACAGCTGGAGTATGGCCAGAAGATGGCGAGTTAAGCGAATTAACGTGGTGCAGCCACAATCAGCACCATGATGACACGCTATATGTTCGAGCTGACCTTGTGAATGGCAACTCTCCGGGAACTCCGGATAGTTGGATAAGCTGTAGTGAGCGAATGCCTGATAGCAATTGCTTGTATCTTTGCTGGGGAACATATTTTGAAGGAGATGAACCAGACTACATTCCTGCTTATTTCTTTGTCCATAAAACCAATGGATGGACGGAGTGGCAGCCAGTAGAGGACGACTGCAATCCTCGCGAAGTAATCATAACCCACTGGATGCCTCTTCCAGCAGCCCCAAAACAGGAGGTGAAGTGAGTATGAGTGCATCACTAATAACCGCCTTCAATCAAAGTGCAAATCCAAGCAATGAGCAGGTTGTTGTGTTCGGCTGGATTGCTGAGTATTTCGAAAGCATTTTCGACGATGAATCCGCTAGGTATTGCAGGAATATTTCTGAATCACTCAAAAATCAGGTTTCTACTCAACAGGAGGTGAAGTCGTGAGCAAGCACATCATCAAATATGACTATCGAGAGGGAGTTAAACTCCCTAAGCACGAGATTGAGACATGGTGCGGTCATCGGCCTGGTTCATTCGAATATCTTTTTCAGGATGCTCAGCATGCGCTATTGAGCATTGAGCAGGAAACGCTGCTTGTTCCTTGCAAGAATTGTCTGGCAGCAATCATCAAAACGGCGCAGGAGGTGAAGTGATGGAATCCTTCGCGAAATATACGATTATTGACTGGATTGCCTTCCTTCAGGTTTTGCTCATCTGGTTTTATATGGCTTACAGGAGTGGACAGTGGATTGTCAGTGTAGCCTGTAGCAAGGGGTGGCGTTGGTGGAACAGAAAGAATAAAAAAGCACTGGCATTGGATTCGTTTTACGAAGCATTCAATCTTAACAGCCTTCAGCCTGGTTCTGTCATTGTAGTCACCACTCAAAGCGGCATGACCATTCAGATTCATAAACCAAAAGAGGAAAAATGATGTGGCCTATATGTGTTAATTGCGGACGGATGTGCCTATCTGGATGGTGCCGAAAGTGCGACAAATGCACGAAGAAAAGACAATAACAATCCTCGCACTCGCGGGGATTTCTTTTATCTGAACTCGCTACGGCGGGTTTTGTTTTATGGAGATGATTATGGTCTGTTCAACATTCAACCCTCTAACGTTACAGAAATACCAGCCAGACCCTGAAGATTTATGCTCACTGTGTGGCGGAAATCATGGTAAAGCCGCCATGATTGAATGTAAGGACAAAATCCACATTTGCCTTAATTGCGTTGATGTCCTCGTTGATATCAAAAATGAGAGAGAAGATAAAAAGCGTAGCGAGACTGTTC